TCGATCTTGTTCCACCAATCCCAAAACGCTGCTTCTTTTTCACTCATAACATCATCCCTTCCTGAACCGCACGCCAAACAATGCAGTCATTGTTATGTTGGTTTTTGCGCGTTGTTCCCGTGTCCAGGATGTAGCCGTCTTTAACCAGGCTGATCCGAGTCGGGCGCACTGTGTTGCCTTCGATGTGTAGGGTTTTCTCAATCTCCTGGTCGGTGGCCCCGCGCAAGCCCTGGCCCAGGATGTATTCATAAACCTTGCGGCGTAATGATCCAGTCCTGGGTAGGACCTTTTGCGCGGCTGCAATTGAGGTGCGTTGTGCGTTGCGTGCAAGAACAACCTTGTTCTCCATCAGGCACTCAACTCCGCAACGCGAGCATTAATTACATCCTTCAGGGTTGTTCCGTTAATCGGCGCATCAATAATCTCGGCGCTGCCTGTCCACAACTCTCGCAACTTATCTTTGTCGCTCATCGCTGCAACCGTCTGAATGGCTGCTTCCGCAAGTTTAAGTTGATCATCGGTCCAGGAGAGTTTCTTGACTGCTGTTTTGCGTGGTTCGGCTTTATAGCGCTCGACCTTTTGCATCTCTTCTTGCGATGGGCGCTTACCAACTGGTGCGCCAAGGCAAAGAACCGAGTTACTAAGGCAACGGCCAATGCTGGAAGTTTCGCAGTTCTCGAGGGCCGAGGTTTTATTTACAAAGCCCGCGCCCACGATCTCTTCGGCAAAGCCTGTTGAGTGTGGTGTTGGGTCTTTGGGGTCAAGATACAAGAATGACTTGCAGATAAAACGGCGCTCATCCTGGTAGACCAGGTCTGTAAGCAATCTAGCGGATGGGTACTTTTCATAAAGTCGGCGCAGACGCGATTCGACCGTTTCGTAATCCTCAAGGCTGTATTTCTCTGCCATGGGGCCTTCCTTTCAGTTTGGGGGCTTTCGCCCTGGTGGGCATAGGTTGGCACAAAGATTACGGAATTGGAAGGACCCCAGGTCGGGCGCGCCGCATTCATTACAGGCGGGATTACAGGCATAATTTCGGCAAGGAGGTCTCCCATGGCTTATTCACAAATCTCGATCCGACTAGGTGGCCTTGCCGTGGAATTGGGAACTGAAGCCCAATATCCCGACATGGTTTCCGATCTCACCAACCGTTGCCTAACCACATTCAAAGAAGCGATGGATAAAGCAAAAGAAAACGGCGTGGACATTGCCGACATGAGGTTGATCACCAGCGATTATGGTGATGATTATGAGGATGATTAATGTGCAAAGAATGTGGACAATGTTCTAAGGAACATTCCTACTCTGTTGATGACGCTGTGGATGCAGCCGAAGCCTCAATCTAGCCAAACCTTGTAGGCAGCGGTGACTCGACCCTTAACTGGATCAATGAAGTGAAGGCGCTGCGATGGAGTTGCGCTTGCCGCAAGCATCACACCTGCATAACGATTGTCGGACTCCGTTGAACCTGTCTGATAAACCGCTCCGAGTCCGTTGGCCATCGACCACTCGGCGTGCGTGTGATAGTGGCCAATATAAACATCTCTGAACTCCCAAGGGTAAGAACCCGAGCGCCATTTATTTGCGTGTTGAACAATCGCGCCAGGGGAAGCAAAACCGTTGCGGCCTACTTCATCTCCGTGAATTAAGAGCGCTCGGTAGTTGCCGATCTCGATTCGTTGAATATCCTCAGGGCAGTCCTGCCACACCAGGCGCTTTTCACCTTGCAGTAATTGATGCGCCAACTCGTAGCACATACGGTCAAAGTTATCTGACCGTGGAACATTGTCACGCTTTGATCCGATGCGACCGTGATTTCCCCATTCAGGAACCACCGTGACCTTTTCATAGTTGGCCAAGGCAAAGCGAACAACATCAACGCAAAGGCGTGAAACATTTACATATTGCTCGAATAAAGTGCTGTCGATCTCGAATGCTTGGCTTGGAAAGTTAAACAAGCCTTCAACCATGTCGCCGCCAAAAGCGATGGTCACTTCTTTTACAGGGTGATCAGCGCGTTGAATGTCCGTGATTCTTACTGCTTTCTCAGCAAATTCCATCACTCGTCTGCGCATGACCTGTGAGTTATAACTGGAGGTGCGTTTTGCGCCTTGCCAATCCGTCATGTGCCAAAGGGCAACTTCGCCTTTGGCTTTGCGTTTATCAACAGTAACTGCTGGTACTGGCGTGATTTTGCCAAAAGTGAGCATGGCATCGTAGGCTGCTTGGCGAGTAGCAAATACCAAGTCTTCATTGCGTTCTTTTGATTGTTTCAGTTGCTTCTGTAATCGAAGCATCGCCTGGCGCAGTTCTTTTACATCGTTGGACTCAACACCCTCAGGCATCTCATCAAATTGATCTTTAAGACTCATCGAGAGCGATCCGTTTCCCTAGTTCCGAATAGCCCGCTTTGTCCTGCCAAGAGTCTGCGTGGGTTGGATTAGTGACGCAACGGATTGTTTTCAGAAAGTCCATCATAAGCGCCACTTGATACGGTGGAATGTCCTCGATGTTTAGAATTGCGCCCCAGCCTCGGCCGATGGCCGTGAAGTTATCAACAGCCTCGCCATACATTCGACCGCGTTCTTTTAACAGCGCATCTATTCCTTCGGACATCTGCAAGTGCCGTTTCTATGAAGTCGGATCGTGTCAGAACTGCACTTATGTCCATCTGCACGCAAGGCTTGAACTATTAGATTTGTTGGGTAGTTCTTTGCCCATGCATTATCAAGTGCTTTTTGATCCTCTTTGCTCAGTTTGTTATACAAGTCTTGATACGCACAATATTCTGAGCCGCGCCGAATTTGTCGCTTCGACAAGATTTCAATGAATTTGTCATTAAGCATGATGCCTCCTCGAGCCTAAAGGGTACCTTAACAGTTATCAAAGAGAAAGCACCCGACCTCGAGAGAAAGTCGGGTGCAATTCGCTGCGGTTACTTAGTTTTCTTTGTGGACTTCTTGGCGAGCGCCTTAATCTCAGCATCGACTGCGTTGGCAATTAAGCCAAACGCTGGGTCTTTAGGATTGATGGCGCGGATCGCTGGGCCAGCAACTGCGGCTAAGCCAGCAATCAAGATGGCCTTTAGATCGGTCTCCCCTGCGGAGTAGACGGCGATGGCCGCAACCACAAAGGATCGTGCGTATGACTCAAGTGCTGCTCTTAACTTTGCGTTCATTTTGTCTCCTTGAACTTTGGTTTACCGAAGCCCACAATTGCTACAGGCTGCGATTTGACTAACTTGCTTCCGTTCTTTTTCTTGTAAGCGCGAACCTTTAGGCAACATTCGCCACCGTTTCTTTGGTTGCCCTTCTTGTCAGGACTGGTATTGCCCTCGACACAAGTGATTGTTCCGTTGCCGTTGTCTTTCACAACGATGCCCACATGGGAAATGCGGTCAATTCCATCCCCTGGAAAGTCAAAGAAAACGATGTCGCCAGGTAGTGGAGTCGCTTCCTCTGCGGCTTGCCATTGACCCTTATCCAAGAACGCTTTGGCCCCTGCTTGCGTAGACACGCAGTTTGGAATCTTAAGCGCCACTTGGTTTGCGCACCACATTACAAACGATCCGCACCAGGGCAGAAAGTTAGCCTTTGTGAATGCGCCATATTTGGTTTCGTTATCTTTTGGCCCTTCGATGGTTCCCACTTCTTTAAGTGCAACCGCCACTAACTCATCGCGTTGGCTCATCGATTTCACCCTCCTTTGGTTTTGGTTTAGATTTTAACCCATTAGCACTCAGGATGCCTGAAAGCGTGCCAGTAAGAAACACGCAAAGTGTCGAAACAAGATCGATGAAAGCCGCGTCATTTGGGGCTTGAGCCATGGGCTGCGTTACGAACACCAGCGCATAAAGCATGGCAAAGACTGATCCCGCAAATACCAAGGCCAGCAGAATGCCAATAGTCACAATAAGCCGAGCGTGAAGTTCCTCGGGTGTAAGTCGTTTTCTAGCCATCGGTTTCCACATTTGGTAGTAGGTCCTTTGTGCATTGGCCGACTGCTTCGCATTGCGGCGGGTTGCATTCGGGTTTGTCCCAGTTTACAAACTCCTGGCAAGGATAACGCGTGTAACCTTGGTATCCGCAGCCAGTTAAACTAACCGCGATTAAGCAACAGGCGATAAATCTCGTCAACACGATTCTCCAGGCGCTTGATTGTTTCGCCTTGTCTGTTTTGCTCATCCCGAAGGCTTGCTCCTCCGTTTGGTTTCAACTCCGATAGATAGTGCTTCACTAAGAAGCGCACAGCAATTGCCAGCGATCCCAAAAGGGTGCTAACGGCAACTGCGATGCCAAGCCATTCATTAGGTGTCATGTCGAAATTGTAACAATTATGCGATTAAAGCAACGCCATTTATAACAATGGTCGAAGTTGCGTCTAGAACGGCTGGGGAGTTGTAATCTACAATGTCCGACCCGCCGTTGGATGTTGGATGCCATAAATACATTTTGTTGTCGCCCTGGGCTATAACGCCAAAGATTGTGTATGTGATGCCGCCATCTATGATTGCCCCGCCCGCAATAACCTGGTGTGCAAAGGTTGGAAAGCCCGCTGGCAATTGAAAGTAAATCTGCCCTGTTCCCCAGTTGCTGACTGTTGTGCCGATGATCTCCGCGTAGGCCGTGATCATTTTGCCGATGCGTTGGGACTCTACGGTTAAAGGTTGGCCTGTAAAGGCAATGTTGTTGTTGACCGTTTTCAGCGTTGCGTTTGTGGTAACGACAATGGATGTGCCAAGGTTGTTGTCTGCA